TTATAGGTTCTCCAGTGCTTTAATGATTTGCTTATCAGTCTGGTCCTTGTATTCATCAATCAGATAAGCATAGGTGTTGGCCGTAGTCTTAATATTTGAGTGTCCTAGTCGCTTGCTGATGGCGTAGATATCAATTCCATTTGCGAGCAGAAGCGCCACGTGGCTGTGTCTAAGGCTGTGGAAGTGGAAGTTACGTTTAGTTATCCCGACTGACCCTAAGATCGTTCGTAGCGTCCGATTGACGGCCCCAGAGGTAGGAATCGTGCCATATTGGTTAATGTAGACCATCGTGCTACTTGTAGCTTCTCGCAGTTGCCGTAAAATACTTATTAGCTGCGGATTGATCTTGATCTTACGGACCGAAGAAGGATTTTTAGTCGGCTTGAACTCGTGCTTAACCGCATCCCACGACTTATCGATATTGATAGTTTGGTGTAAGAAGTCGATATCCTTCCATGTTAAGCCTTGAATCTCCGACAAGCGCATCCCCGTATAGATCGCCGTAATAATCATGTAGCGAGAAGTAAAGTGGGGATTTAAGCCTGCTCGGGTAGCTGTAAGCAGTTTTTGAATCTCACTAAGGTTCAGATACTCGACTGCCACGACACGCTTCTGATTGGCGACTAGGGCCACGCCTTGCGTAAAGTCCTTAATTAAGTAGTCGTCAAGGATAGCTGACTGCACGCATGCCCGGATAAAGCCATTAATCTTTTGGACTGACGAGGGAGCGTGGTTGGCGCCATACCAGTTTATAAAGGCTTGATATTCTGTCCGGGTGATCTTCTTAATATCTTTCTTGCCAAAAAAATCTAAGATGTTCTGTTGAGTTGTCCGATATCGGACCATCGAAACATCAGATACTTTAGGTGCCTTATAAGTATCAACCCAGTGGACGTAGTAATCATATAAGGAGATCTCACGCTCGATATTAACCCCTTGATTTAATTTGGCCTCCTGCTCGGTTGCCCACATCTGGGCTAAGCGCTTGGTCTTAAACCCGGCTTTTGATTTGGAATGACGCTTGCCGTCTGTATCCATCCACTGGATTCGGGCTTGCCAAGAGCCACTACGCTTTTTAATTTGTGCCATATTATTATCCCTCCATGTATGCTAAAATGAAGGAGTTATATGGGGTCCAATCTATATAACTCCTAGCTCTCCACCTTACCGTAGGTGGGGAGCTTTTTTATTCCCAGCCGTTTGCTTTTGCAATGCTTTCTTGCATCTGCTGGGTCTGAGCAATTACATCTGGATCACCTTCAAAACTTCCAGTATCATTACCAGTTTGATAAATTGTGCCACCTTGCGACGGGTGAGCGACGTAAACCTTTTCACCGTCAGCAGTGGTAAAGCTATAAGTTTGGCTAGTGCTGCTGGTATTACTAGTATTACTTTGCTGAGTTGCGTTGTTTTGAGAAGCGGCTTTCGTGCTCTGTGCCGTTGAATTTGAAGCAGTAGCCTTTGACTTGTTAAGACGAGCTTGATCGGCTTTGCTAATTTTCTTGCTTACTTTATAAGTCTTGGATCCAATTACTTTGAAATCCGGATTTTCAAAAGTTACCCGAACTGGATTGGTATTGTCCAAAGTAAAGATCATAACTGCTTTAACCGTCTTTCCCGGCAGAAGCTTGTTATTCAAGCCATCTTCGTATTGCTGAAGTGGATCATCGCCGTTTTCATCTAAAGCGACCATGCCGGGATCAAGTTCTAGATCCGAAGTAGAGTTCTTCTGGTGGGCATGAACCACCATATAGACATTAGATGGATCCATCTCTTTTGTTGAATTGTTGGTGACATCACAGTAAAGAACTAGAACTTTCTTACCTTGATCTACTGAATCACGGACTTCCCACTTGGTAAATTTGTAAGTTTCGTTACCAGCATCAAAGACATTATTCTTATAAGTCCACGTTCGTTCAGAAGCGTTTGGATCTGGCTTCACTGATGATGATTTTTTAGTTACGCTCGATGAACTAGAAGTTTGGGATTTAGAAGAATTATTGCCACATCCAACTAAAGTAATACTACACGCAATTACGGCAATCCCCGATAGTATCTTTTTCATATTATCTCCTCCAAAGAGAATTAGTTACTCTTGCAGTTTGACATGTAGTGCCAAATGAAGAACATTGCCCCAATAATTAAAATGAGCCACGCCCATACTTGTAAATCTTCGTAAAAAGGCACCCATTAACCAAGCGATGATCGAAATGATTAATCCAGCAATATCGCCACCCATCTTCTCGCTCTTTCGAGTCGCTAGGTAAACAATCCCAACTACAATGTACAAAATGGCAACCATTACGCCAGAAGCAACACTATGTGAGTTATTAGCAGCAATTGCATTTCCTAAGCCAGCGACCATAGACTGGAAGAAAATAATTACACCTAAGACAATCATAATAATTCCTAAAACCAATTTTGTAGTTTTCATAAAACCCTCCGAAATAGCAGCTTTTAACGTCGATCAGTTTTTTGGACGTAAATATGTAATGTATCTGAACTCATGCTATAATTAAGTCCAGATACAAGACGAAACTAAGCACTAGCCACTAACCACCTTGGCTAGTGCTTTTTTGTATGTTACAGAATTGAAGTAACTTGTACAGCTTTGCCTAATATCCGAGCAGGATGGCTATCGTCAACTACCATCGGCTCATACTCGGGATTATCAGGGAGCAAGATAATCGTTTCCCCAACTTTCTTGATCCGTTTGAGGGTCGCTTCTGTGTCTTCGGTAAAGAGCACTGCCGCTATTTCACCGCTTTCTACGTCTGGCTGCTGTCGGATAAGGACGAGCGAGCCGTTAGGGATTGTGGGCTTCATACTATCGCCTTTTGCTCGCAGGTAGAAAAGATTACCTTTAGGAAGATTAGCCGTTGGTTGATCAACGTAAGAATCGATATTTTCTTCTGCTAAGATAGGTTCTCCGCAGGCTATCACTCCAAGCAATGGTATTCGAGTAAAATTGACAATCGGCGTAACGTTTTCGGCTAAGATATCGTCACCGATAATTTCGCTAGTTTTTACTCCAAAAAGTTTCGCCATGATCGTCACTTTGTCCATCAAAGGCTTATTACGCCCAACTTCCCAGGCGGAAATAGAATTAGGAGATACGTTCAAAATCTTCGCTAAATCGTTTTGCGTATAACCATGATCCTTACGAAGGCGTTTAATGTTTTCTGCTAACGTCATTTAAAGTCACCTCCTTTCTACATATAGTATTGTACCAAAAATTGAACCTCAAGTGTACTGAAATTGTACATTTTATTTAAAAAAATATACTTGAAGTAGTTGAAACTACACTTCAAGTGTGTAATAATAAAATCATCAAGCGAAGGGAAGGAGGAATAAGAATGCAAAAGTACACAATCAAAGCGGCACGAATTCGCGCAGGATTTACTCAACGAGAAGTAGCTCATAAGCTGCACATGAATGTGCAGACATTCATGAGAATTGAGAACGGGAAATCCTACTTTAGGATTAATTCCGCTGCAAAATTTGCAGATATTGTTGGAATTGATTTTGACAATATCATATTTTTTTAATGTAAACTACACTTGAAGTGTACAAAAGGAGAGATGAACAAATGCAAGATAAGCTACGTGTTCAAATTGACCATGCAGGTCAACGAAACACAATGAAAAGCTTTCGGCATTTTGAAAGCCCGTACTATCGGAAACCCAAACCAAAAGCTAAACCAATTAAGCAAATTGGGTTCAAAAAGGACCAACAGTCAGATAGGAGGTGATCAAAATGTCAGTTCTGTTGGAAATCCTAAAGTCCGCCACTCCTGCGGAAAGGCAGGAAGCGGCAAAAATGCTGAAACCATATCTCACTGTGGAAGAGAAGCCCCAGAAACCGCTACGGTTCCTTAGCACTAAGGAATTTAAAGCTCGCCTTCCACGACAGAAGAACGAAGCTTGGATCAGAGATGTTCTCCTAGAGCGAGAACCGATCCTTAAACAGTGGGTTTATGGTCTGCACGGCGGGAAAGGAGTCAAAGTTAGATTTGACCCCGCTGCAGTGGATTGGGTGCTAGAGCACCGGCATGAAATTGATTGGAGGGGATGAGGTGGTAAAAGCAATTATGTATACAGCACTAGGATCACTGATGACCTGGTGCTGGTTGATGGGTCACAACTACTTGTGGCACACATTAGGTTTTGTCTGGGCGGCGGTATTCGCCGTTGATATTGTAAGGTTCGCTTTTCCGAGGAGGAATTAAATATGAATAAGTTAAAACCACCATTGTTAATGCTTTCAGGTTACGCCATCACCAAACTTCCCGAAAATAATGGGTGGTGGAATTTAGTGGCACTGATCGGTTTCGTTTATGTAATGGACAATTGTTTTCAATAAAAAAAGGTTCTAAGTAGCGGCAACTGCTTAGAACCAAAAATAAAAACTATATACGAGGTAATTTTAACATGAATCAGAAGTTATATGATTGGCTGTCTGAAAAAAGGCAGGACGAAATTTATATGAAAAATCACATTCTCGAACACACAAAAGTTGGGGAATACGATCGATTGATCGAACGGCGATTAAATGAGCAGTACGCATTGATTGATGCCTTTAGCCAAGAAATGCTAAGAGCAGCCGGAATTGCAAAGGGGGTTATCTAACATGAATTTATTTGAATTGAATGATATTTACCGCCAGTTATCCCAACGGGATGACTTGGATCCAACAACCTTAATCGACTCCCTTAAAGCGATTAAGGACGACCGGGAAGTCAAGTTAGAAAACCTGGCAACTTGGGCTGACCAACTAAAGTCCGAAATTGGATTTTTAGAAGAAAAGCAAAAGTTGTTCCGGGGCGAACTGACTTACCGCCGAAATAAATTAAGGTGGATCAAGCAGTACATCACAGATGTGATGGACGATGCCGGGATTAAGAAAATTCAAACGGATAATCACCTGTTATCAACAAGGAACTTCAAAGCGTCCACGGTGGTGGATGATGTCGATAAGTTGCCGAGCGAACTTGTGACTGAGGAAGTCACAATTAAGCCCGACAAGAAAGGGATTTACGACCGCTTAAAAGAGGGCGATGAAGTGCCAGGGGCGCATCTGGAGCCGAATCGGAATGTGGTTATCAAATAATGTTCCAATTACGTGATTATCAATTAGAAACCATCAATCGCATCACCAATTCGATGCGACAGGGGAACAAACGAATTATTGTCCAACAGCCACCTCGTACGGGCAAGACGGTCATCATGGCCGAAATCGCCCGGCGGACAACAGCTAAAGGGAATAATGTTTTATTCATCATTCACCGCAAAGAAGTTCTTGACCAAGCTCGGCAAACCTTTGGATTGCAAGGGGTGGATCCAAACTACCTGCAAATGGGGATGGTTCAAAGACTCAATCGGCATATTGATCAGATCAACGAACCACAGTTGATTCTGATTGACGAAGCCCACCATAGCTTGGCTAAGTCTTACCGGAAGATTATTGATGCCTTTCCACAAGCATTTATCTTGTACTTTACGGCCACCCCGATTCGGACGGGGCATGACCAGATGGACCAAATCGCAGATGATTTGATCCCGGGTAAGACGATTGAATGGTTACAGGCTCATCACTTCTTAGCTCAGTTTAAATACTTTGGACCGACTGGGATTGATGATTCAAAGCTAAAGAGGCAAAGCGGCGAATATACCGCCGAGAGTATTGACCAAGCCATGAATAAAAAGATTTACGGCGAAATCGTTGATCAATACTCGAAACTTGCTAAAGGCAAGCAAGCGGTGGTTTACTGCCATTCAATTGAAAGCGCAAAGCGAGTAATGGATCAGTTTCGGTCCAGGGGAATTACCGCTGCGGAAGTTGATGGTGAAACCAACCCGGAAACCCGCGATCGGATTGTGCAAACTTTCCGGGATCAGCAAATTATGATTCTGGTAAATGTCAATCTCTTTACCGAAGGGGTTGACCTGCCAAATATTGATTGCGTGATTATGGCTCGGCCAACGTGTTCACTGGCATTGTACTTGCAATTCTCGATGCGTTGTCTAAACCCCCGAGAAGGCAAAACCGCGATCATTATTGATCATGTAGGCAACTTCAAGCGCTTTGGTTTACCGAACGCCAAACATGATTGGCAAGAAGCGATCGTCACCAAGGATAAGCGAAAGTCAAAAGGGGGCGGAATTGATATTCCGCCAATTGTCCAATGCTCATACTGCTTTGGGACTTTCTACCGCAAGGACATGGTCGATCAGTATTGCCCGCTATGTGGGCAGGAGTTGACCACTAAGCAAAAAGATTTTGTAGTCGTCAATGAGGACTTACAAGAAATTAAAGAGAACGAAGCTGTCAAGAAACGTCGGCAAATGGTCGAAGCAATTCTTAACAGTGAAGTATCAAACAATGTACAGCACAAAGAGCTGTACGAATTAAAGACGTTAAAGGAATTTCAAGCCTACGGTAAGGCACATGGTTACAAACCAGGCTGGGCCTACTACCGTTGGAAGAACAGGAGTAATGGGTAATGTTTGCATTTCCAGAAGACAAACCACGGAAGCCGAAGATTGAACCACATTATTTCTTCATCTACGGCAAACCAATGACAGGGAAAACTTTCTTCGCAAGTTATTTCCCGCATTCATTCGATTTAAACACCGACAATAACGCCGAGCAAAGTCGGATTCCTTATAAGAGTCTGTTGATTGGCGAAGATGGGAAGCCAGTTAAAGACGTGATTGGTCGGATTGACGACTTTATCAAGGCGTTATCAGAAACGACTTTTCAAACGATTGTTATTGATACGATTGAAGACTTGGCATCAGCAGTCGAAAAACAAGTAGCTGAGGATGCTGGCGAGAAGTTTATTGGTGATGGCCGGTTAGCGTACGGTAAAGGTTCAAGCATGGTGAAAACCATCATTGAAAATCTAGTGCTTGAACTTAAAGCGCTAAAGGTGAATGTAGTTTGGTTAAGCCGTGAAGAAACCAAAACCGATATTGCAGCTGGAACAAGTGAACCAGTACCGGCGCTAAAGCCAAAGTTTTATAACATTGTAGCCGGTAACTGTGATGTAGTTATTCATACCCAAAAGTTTGGGAAGGACACCTATACTCGGACCGTTGAAAACAAACGAGCAAAGTACAAGCCGGATGATATTACCGATCCAAAGATCCGACAATTACTCGAATCTTGCGATGGGATGTTTGATTAATGACCAGTAAGTATTATTACTGGCGAAACTGGACGCCAGGGCCGCCACCTAAGCAGATCATTGATCACACTCATCAGCCAATTGATTACAATTTAAAACTTTGGGCTGAAGCTAAAGTATCAACCAAGCAGATCGGCGATCAATACTACTTTATCGATAGTCGTGGGAAGCAGTACCGAATTGATTATCAATGGTATTGCTTAATTCGGCAGATGGATCGGAATGATTACAACATGTATCATCGTTGGTTTCGAAATGAGATCCATTTCGCTGATGAAGATAAGCGGTGGACCTTTTTCAAAATGCCTGACCAACGCAATGTTGACGATTATCGGTTAAAGATAATCAAGCCCTATCTGACGAACCTAACAGTTAAGCAACGCCAACTTTACGAGGAATTAGCGATTGGTTATAAGCAGACCGAAATCGCTGATAAAAACGGCGTTACTAAAGCGTCAATTTATAACGCTAAGCAAGGCTTAATCAAAAAACTACGCAAAGAACTATTAAATCATGGAGGAATTTACTAATGGGATTACAAAGTGCATATCAAAACGCAATGAAGAACTGGGACGCAAAGAAGGACAGTGTTAATAAGACAGATGACATTCCCGCAGGGGAATACCAAGTCATTTTGGACAAGGTAGAACACCCAACGTTTAAATCTGGGTGGGATTGCCTGCAATTTACGATGCAGGTAATCAAAGGTGAGTTTGCTGGACGCAAAGAGTATATCCGCTTGAGTCTAGCCACGACAACTAAAGCCGGCAAACCAATGCCAGACTTTGTAGTCAACCGGGCAATTCGGACAATTGACAAGGTGGCAGCAGAAGTTGGTCTCCACTTAACGCCAAACGAATTTCCAGACAATGAGACCGATGCCTATGAACGGCTGGTAACGGCCTTTAAGCCGTATGAAGCTAAGCCTTTAGCTATGAAGATTACTGTTTCTGAAAACAAAAAAGACCCCGACAACCCTTACCGGAACTACGACTTCGGCCCTGGTGAACAAATCAATAAGCCAATCGCTGAAACCAACGAAGAAATTGCAAAGGCGGTTGAAGGAACGATGGGCGATACGACGACGGTCGATGATGAAAAATTACCGTTCTAAAACTAATCAGGCAGTGTCCTAACCACCGGGCGGGTGGAAGGCCCGTTAGGAGAAATTGGAATGGAAAATTTAGTTAATTATGCCAAACGGTACGCTGAGCAAGGATTCAGCGTCATTCCGACAATTGGCAAAAAGCCGCTGATTAAGTTTGCCGATAAACCGGCTTTAACGCCAGCGGAAATCGTAAAATTTTGGGATCACCATCCATTTGCCAATATTGCTTTAAAAACCGACCAATTCTTTGTAATCGACGTTGACCGGCACGAGGACGGGGATGATGGTACGGCAAGCATTAAGCAATTAAATCATCCTGAGTGGTTTAATACCTTGTGCCAGAAAACAGCCCACGATGGGTTCCAATTTTTTTTCAAGAAGCCAGCAGAACGAATCAGCCAGAATATCGGCTTCCTACCGGGGGTCGATATTAAAGCCCACCCCAATAATTATGTGGTGGTAGCTCCGAGTGTAATTGATGATAAAGTCTATCAATGGCTAAATCGTAAGCCAATGATCGAACCGTGCGAAGAATTGATCCAGTTGATCGAAGCTAAGAGCAAGCCGACAATGAGCCAGCAAAAGCTTAAAACGTACCGACCAACCGGGCGAAATACAACTACTGAGCTGTTTGAACAGATCGCTAATGGTTTAGGCCCAACTGGCGGGAGGAATAACGCTTTAGCAGCTTTTGCTGGTGGTCTACTGTTTCGGAGCGTTGAGCCGGAAGTGGTGTTAGAGCTGTGCCGGATTGCTAATCAGCGTACTGAATACAGTCTTTCGGATAACGAAGTAGTAACAACTGTTAATTCAATGATTAAAAAAGAAATTCGAAGGCGAGGTGAAGTAAGTGAGTGAAGATAAAGTGGTGCCTTTTGATAAAGAAGCCGCGGAAGAGTTAAAAGCGCTAAGTGATGCTGATGACTGGGGACTCAAAACTAACAAAAATGGTCAGATTGTTAATAAAAGCATTGTCAACATGGAAATTATTTTGGAACGGGATCCACTATTAACAGGAACTTTTCGCTTTAATGAATTTACCGCTGAAACAGATGTGGTTAAAAGTAATTCCGAATTGATGTTTAAGAAGGGACAACTGATTGATGCTTATGTCGATCAGCTCGCTTCATACGTCGAAGGAAAGTATGGGGTACTGTTTGATAACCAGAAGATCCGGAGTGCAATTGTGGTGATTGCTATGCGCCACAAATACAATCCAGTTCAGGACTATCTCAAAAAGGCGTATCAGAGTTGGGATCACCAAGAGCGGTTAAAGCATGTTATGACAGATTATCTAGGTGTTGAAGATTCCGAAGTAACCCACTTAACCACAAAAGTTTATTTTACTGGAGCGGTGGCGAAAGCCTTTAACCCGAAAACTAAGTTCGACTTTGTGATGGACTTAGTCGGTGGCCAAGGGGCAGGGAAGACTTCCTTTCTCCAAAAAATTGCCCCCTTAGGCTACTATACCGATCAGTTTTCAACCTTTGACAATAAAGACGATTTCGCAGTCATGCGTCGAGCTTTAATTGTTAATGACGATGAAATGACCGCTACTAACGCTGCTAGTTTTGAAGTGCTAAAAAAGTTCGTCACTTTGCAGGAATTTGAATACCGGAAACCATATGGTCACCAAGCGGAGCGGTTTGATAAAAATTTTGTCATGGCTCGAACTACGAACGAATTATATTACTTGAAGGATAAAACCGGTGAACGGCGCTTCTTACCGCTCCACGTTAGCAAGAGCGCCCAGAAGTATCACCCAGTTACCGATTTAACTGATGAATACGTGCAACAGCTTTGGGGCGAAGCCATGCAATTGTATCAAGAGGGATTCAGTTTCGTCTTAACCCCTGAACAGGAGCAGATGTTAAATGACCACCGGCGCAACTTTATGTACACCGATGCGTTGGAAGATCGGATTGATGAAGCTTTGAGTAATCAATTTAAGAATCGGAAATTTATTTCAAATGACGCGCTTAGTTTAGCAGTTGCTTCTGGTGTGGACCTAGTTAAAAACCGAAAAGTCGCCAATCAGATCACCAATATTATGGTTAATCGGTTTGGGTTTAGGAAAGCACGAAGAACTATTAACAATGAAACCAAACGTGGTTTCGAACGTTAATGACAGTAATGACGGTAAAACACCCTTACTGTCATTACAATAAACGCCGATATAAAGGCGTTTTAACCTCAAATAATGACAGTGACAGTAAATATTAATAAAAAATATATTTAGTAGTAGGTATATATAGAACAGCGCCGAAAAAGTTGGGCGGAAAAACGGGGGTTACTGTCATTAGAAGGTAGCGAAACGTTGGTATGTAGGCAAAAACAGCAATGACAGTAGGCAATTTTTAGTGTCATTAACCGTCACTAACTGTCACTGGGAGGAATAAAAATGAATCGAATTAAGCAGCTTAGGCAAGAAAGGGGTTTGACCCTGCAACGAGTCGCTGACGAGTTGAGGGTTGGAAACAATACTATTAGCCGTTACGAAACAGGAAAGCGAGAACCTAAATTATCAACTTGGAAAAAGCTTGCTGACTTCTTCGGAGTTAGCATTCCATATCTTCAGGGAATCGAATCTAAAAAATGCAACCTTTGTCGGGAACCGTTTCACCAAGTAGCTTTTGAACCTACCTCAAAGATGAAAATCTTATATTTAAATTGTGAATATTGGTTAGTTATTGAGACAGATTCAATTTTTGTGAAAGGGGGACTTTTGGCGCCAATCTCCAACTGCCCCTGGTGTGGTCGTAAGTTAAATGAGGAGTGAATCAAAAATGACAATTGAAGAAGCTAAAGCAAAATTACGTAAAGCCTACTATCTGATTGAAGAGGTTAATTACACCATCGAGGATGAGTTTAATGGCGATCCGGATGACTTGAAATATGTCTACCGTGAGTTAGATGACGCTATGCTCGCCTTAGACGTGGCTGATGATGATATTGATATTGAATTACTACACGAAAGGGAGAATTAATCATGAATCTTGAAGCTTTAAGTCGGGAGTTGCCTTTTGGATATCAAGCCCAAGGATACTACGAAGGAAGCGATTTAAATGAAGTTGGCTTCTTTAAAGATGATTACTATCTTGGTGATATCAGAAAGGAAGATGGCAAATGGCAATTCTATCAAGGATTAGGAGCTATCTTTAAAGCTGAAGAGATGGCCGGATTAATAGCAGCACTCAAGGTAATCAAGGACTACATGGAGGAAAACTAATGAAAAAAGAAATGTATGTTATTAACAGTGATGAAATCAAAGAAGTTTTAGAGGATATTTCGGAAGCAGTAAATAAGCACGACGGGGGAGATATAATTGCCGTTGCTTCGGCAATGTATTTAGAACTTATCTTAATGGCTAAAGGTAACGAAGTTGATTTCGAAGTTCTTAGCCATGACGCCTTAAAGATCGCTAAAGAAATTCTAAAAGTAAGTGGGATGGAGTAGCAATTATGAAAAACAATCAAACAACAACCAAAGATTGCTCTTTCTGTCAATCACCATACAATGCTGTTGCTTTTGAGACTGGCGAAAGTGTGCAATGTAATTACGAGAATGGTCAACCAGTCATGCTGTTTAGTGATGACGGAATCGCAGGGAATTGCTTTACGATGCCGATTAAGTATTGTCCGATGTGTGGAAGGAAACTAAATGATTAATAGGATTGATATTAAAGGCGACAATATCGATAAAATCTCGATGGATATTTTCGAAGCAGTCAAACGGTATGAAGGGACAGATGTAGTAACGGTTGCTTCGGCAATGTATCTGCAACTTCTTTTAATGGCTAAAAGCACTGAAACTAATTTTGAAAATCTTAGCAATGTCTCACTGGACATTGCTAAGCAAATCCTAAAGAAAGCTGAAATAGACATTGAGGGGAACTATCAACTAATCGATGTTAATAAAAAGCTTCACTAGAGGTGAACTAAATGATTAAAGTAAAAACGTTTTGGGATGAAGTTAATAAATATGTTGCTGAAGTTGTAAACCATGGCGGTAAAGTCGTTGACATTAATTTTAGTGCCGATGATGCAGGAGCTTATTATTCCATTATTGCGGAGGTGCAGAAGGATGAATAACAAGTTGAAACTTAACGTGAGAACAATCTTTGCTCTCGTTGTCGCCTTACCTATATTTGTTATTTTTTGGGTTTTTACCGCAGTCATCGTTATCTTATATCCATATTGTAATTTAATCTGCTGGATTGCTAACGGTCACGGAGTTAGTTTCCGAGATTACTACAATTTATCATCGCCTTTGGGACGGTAACTGTATATGAAAATTTTGGACGTCTGTTGTGGTAGTCGCATGTTTTGGTACGACAAGCACGAGCCACACACAACTTACTGTGATATTCGACAAGAGAAGAAAGACTTACCCAGCGGTCATCATATTGATGTTGATCCAGATGTCGTAGCCGATTTTCGCTCACTCCCCTTTGCTGACTGTACTTTTGATAACGTGATTTTCGATCCACCACATTTACTACATGCCGGCCCTAAATCGTGGCTAAGAGCCAAATATGGAGTACTTGATCCTAAGGTATGGAAGGATGACCTAAAACAAGGATTTGATGAGTGCCAGCGAGTTCTTAAATCAACTGGAACGCTTGTTTTCAAATGGAATGACGACCAGATCCCGTTTTCCAAAGTAATCAAGGTGTTTGGCCAACAGCCAATCTACGGTGATCGGCGAGGTAAGACACGGTGGGTAGTTTTTATCAAGAAAGGAAAATAAATAAAAATGAATTTTGAAGAATTACACAAGGCATTATTGGATTGGGCTAAGGATCGTAATCTTTTGGACGCTGATCCTCATATTCAGTTTTCTAAGATTGTGGAAGAACTTGGTGAAACATCGGCTGCTTATAACAAGCACCATCATGATGACCTCTTAGACAGCGTCGGAGATCTGCTAGTGACAATTAGCATCTTCTGCCACCAGTTAGGTATTGATCCAGTTGACTGCCTTAGCATGGCCTACGAAGAAATTGCTGACCGGACAGGTAAGACCATCAATGGCAGTTTTGTAAAGGATACCGATTTGCATGGCTAACCCCGAAACGAAAATTCAAAACGAAATTCGGATCGCCCTATCTGCTCACCAGTGCACCGTTTTCCGGACTAATGTAGGGAAAGTCCGGCTATCTGATGGGCGGTGGTTTGATACTGGACTACCAAAAGGTCACGCTGATTTATACGGCTTTAGATGGTCAGATGACCAAGTTTTTTATATCGAAGTTAAAACCAAAACAGGTAAACCCCGACCAGACCAGATTAAATTTCACCAGTTTCTCCAGCAGCATGGTGTCATCCATGGCATAGCCAGAAGCGCTGAAGAAGCCGTGAAGATCATAAAGGAAGGATTGGTGGGATATGGGTATTAATAATTACTTAAAAGGCAGGTGGAGATGATGAATTTTAATGCTGATTTGTCGCTGTCAAAAGCGATTGATAATTTAGAAGCCGAATACGGGGTTTTCAGCGCTAAAGACTTAAAGCTGGAAGATGTAGTACCGGCTGATGATCCGGACTATCAGATCATTTTACGGGTTCGCCAGGGGACTACTGGAGATCTGAATAACGAAAGTCAAATCAACCGGCTCAAAAAGTTAATGGCAATTGATACGCGGATAAAATTTTTGGCTAAAAATCTAGAGTGTAGCGAGAGTGCGATCTCACATCTTTTTACTCAGCGACCAGACTTAGTTAAGCTACGCCGACGCTACAAACATGATTACACCCGTATCATCGTAGTTGATAGTCAAAGTGGCAGGAAGAAGATTTATGACACACCGCATAGAGCCGCTAAGGCGATGGGAATTAAGACGGATCGGTTGAAGTATCTACTTACCACTCGAAACAACCCGCCACTTGTCTATGAGCATCTGCAAGCTAAGCGGTATCTTTGGTACAAATTAGACGGAGGTTTAATGTGAGGAAGCGAATTGCAATTACGCTAGTGTGTCTGGTTTTAATGCTGTTAGCCCTGACCAGTTCTGGTCCAGACATTCAATATTTTTCGGTGGTGTCACTTTTTCTGATGTTTATTGCAACGGGGTGGTAATCATGACATTGTTTCCGAAAGTTAATACTCAAAGGGTAGCTGACCAAGTAAGTGATTTTTTCCTTTGTGATGATTTTGAGCATCCCCGAAATTACTCACGGATTGTGAGACGGGCAAATGTCATTATGGGTCTGACTGGTGATAGTGGCGATGTTACTGGCATTCGGGGTTCGGCTCCAGGTAATGTAGCGGAAAATCGGCTTATCGAGAATGACGAGTATTACCGGGCTGAAATTGTGGTTAAGCAGGCAATTAATGCTTGCTCAACCCGAAGCCGAATAATTTTGACTGAACGATATGTAAATCATTCTAAAGTATGGATGATTCAACGATTAATCAATCTAACTGGTAATGACAGCTATCAAAAAGCCGATCGGTTGGCTCGACTTGAATTTGCGGATGCCATTGACGCAGTTAAAGATAAGTTCCTAGTCAGCGATGAGCTGATTCCGAGCTTTCTAAAAGAGGAGGAAAGCAGGATGAAAACAGGACGAGAGCAGGATGAGAAATAACCTAAAATGGTAACGTGAAGAGATAGCAGTGGTAACCCGGTTGGCCTTTGCCAAGGTTCAATTCCTTGGCGGGTTATAGGCTAGATTAATATCTGGCCAGTGAAGATTTTTCCTTGTTATTATTTTTCAGTCCACCTTGTGTGGGCTTTTTTTACATAAGGGGGTGAGTGGTATTAGTAAATTAACGCAAAAACAGCAACGCTTCGTGGATGAGTACCTAATTTCTGGGAATGCCACTCAAGCGGCAATCAAAGCTGGATACTCCAAAAAGACGGCTCGAAAAATTGGTCAAGAAAACTTAACAAAACCAGACATCAAAGCAAAAATCGATAAACGTAACGCTGAAATTGAGTCTGAAAAGATTATGACCATGAAAGAAGTTATGCAACGGCTAACAGCAATTGCTCGGGGCGAAACGACCGAAGAACAATTAACCAATAAAGGCGATGTAGTTAAGATGTCAGCCAAGACTTCCGATCGGATTAAGGCGATGGAATTAATCGGGAAACGCCATGCAGCATGGACAGACAAAAAGGAAGTTAGCGGTAATTTAGACATTCAAATTGGGATCGGTGATTACGATGACGACGATTAATCTAAGTTTCCCCAAGCCCCAGAAAGTCTTTAATCGGCAAATTTTCGATAGCTTATTTGACTATGATCATTTTGTTGAAGTCTGGTATGGCGGTGCTTCTTCTGGTAAATCACATGGTGTAGTTCAAAAAGTGGTGCTAAAAGCACTGGGGAAGTGGAAGCATCCCCGTAAAGTGCTATGGTTGCGAAAAGTCGATCGAACTATTAAGGATTCAATTTTTACTGATGTTCTCGATTGCTTGAGCACTTGGCGCATCCTTCCACTTTGTAAGGTCAATAAGTCAGATCGGACAATTACACTACCCAATGGCGCTACCTTTCTTTTTAAAGGGATGGATGATCCCGAAAAAATAAAATCCATTAAAGGACTATCAGACGTGGTGATGGAAGAAGCATCCCAATTTAATCAAGGCGACTACACACAGCTGACCTTGCGACTTCGTGAGCCTAAACATAAGAAACGGCAATTGTTCTGTATGTTCAATCCAGTTTCTAAATTAAATTGGACTTACAAGCAGTGGTTCGATGATGGGGTGGTTGTTGATCCGAAGCGAGTGGTCATCCATCAATCGACATACAAAGACAACCGGTTTTTGGATGAAGATAACATCAGGACAATCGAAAACTTGAAGATCACCAATCCGGCTTACTACAAAATCTACACTTTGGGTGAGTTTGCGACTTTAGATAAGCTGGTCTTCCCAACTTTTGAAAAACGGCGGTTAAACCTAGCGACACTGCGAGGCCTACCGTCGTTTTTTGGCTTGGACTTTGGTTATACCAACGATGAAACGGCCTTTATGCACGTTAAAGTCGATCAAGAACGTAAGATTATTTATGTAGTTGAGGAGTACGCTAAGCATGGCATGTTGAACTCAGATATTGCGCAAATCATCAAACAAATGGGCTATGCCAAGGAAATTATTACTGCTGATGCTGCTGAACCCAAGTCAATCGACGAAATCAAGCGGGACGGAATTTATCGGATTCGCCCTGCTAAAAAGGGCAAAGACAGTATTATTCAAGGGCTTGGCTTTATGCAACAATATCGAATCGTGGTTGATGATCGGTGTGTGAAGACGATTGAGGAGCTGGAAAATTACACGTATAAAAAGGATCGCCAAAGTGGTGAGTACACCAACGAACCAGTTGATGCTTATAACCACGAAATTGATGCAATCCGGTATGCTTTAAGTGAAATTAACGGTATGGCTTCACCAAAAGCCACAATGATGAAAAACTTTTATTTTTAAGGAGGTGTAAGTTTGACGGAAACAATTAATGGTAAGGGGCAAATCTTGCCGGGACACGTTTTTGTATATCCGAAGGGCGAACATATCGAGATGCCGGATTTGCTGTCGTTTATGCGGCGGAATATCCAGTACAGCAAGGATTACGCTGAAAACATGAGACTGTATACAGGCGATCACGAGATCTTGCATAAGCAACCCAATTTAGTTGGCCCAGACAATCGACTGGTGGTCAATTTGCCACATTATATTGTCGATACTTACAATGGCTTTTTCTCCGGGATCCCGGCTAAGATCACACTAAATGATTCAACCGACGAAGAAAATCAAGGCTTGCAAAATTGGAATGACACTAATTCTATTCAAGATAAATTGAATGAAATTAGTAAGCAAGTTGATGTTTACGGCCGAGCTTTTGCCTTTGCTTACCAGAATGAAAATTCCGAAACTAAGGTTGCCTACGCTTCACCGATGGAAGCCTTTATGGTTTACGACGATACAGTTGCTCAAGAGCCACTAGCTTTTGTACGTTACTGGAAAGATGTAACCAGTGGGATGTGGTGTGGGTCAGTTTATTATGCTGACGGCGTGGATAATTTCAAGGGTAGCGACTTGGAATCAGAATCTCAAACCAATCCTTATGGGCTAGTTCCGGCGGTGGAGTTCTTCGCTAATACCGAACGCCAAGGGGTTTTTGACAACGCCAAGACTTTAATCGACGCCTTAAATAAGGTGATGTCGCAGAAGTCAAACCAGGTCGAATACTTTGATCAAGCCTATCTTAAAATGCTTGGGCTAGACCTCGATAATGACGGTGACGGCAAACCCGACATTGATTTAGTTAATAATCGAGTGATTTATAGCCCGGACGCTAGCGCTAAGGACGCAGTGATTGATTTTATCGCTAAGCCAGACGGCGACACCATGCAAGAGCACATGATTGATCGGCTAATTAAGATGATCCATCAAGTGGCGATGGTGCCGGATTTAAATGATGAAGCCTTTGCTAGCAACTCATCGGGAGTAGCGATGCAATATAAGCTTCTCTCAATGCGTAACATGGCGGCGACAAAAGAACGTAAATTCCGCTACTCCTTACGGCAACTGTACCGAATTATTTTTAGCGTTGGTACTGTAGTGCATGATCAAGATGCTTGGCAACGGTTAGCGGTTGACATGAAGCGGAACTTACCAGATAACCTATCCGAAGAAGCTCAAACCGCTTCTACTCTCTCTAATATCGTATCTAAGCGGACCCAGCTTAAAGTGCTGTCAATTGTGGATGATCCCGACCGAGAGATTAAGCAGATGCAAGATGAGCAAGCTGAAACTACAAGGCTAGCCCGTGAAGCGGCAGATGCAATGCCTGACTTCCTAAAGGACGGTGAAGATGATGGCAACAAGTCAGTACTGGACACTAAGGAAGAAGAAGGAGCAGGAGTGGATCAAGCAGAATCTCGCTAACGATGAGCTTTTCGCTAAGCGACTAACCGCTTTTTACAACCAGGCAATCGCTGATATTAATACGACAATTCAAGTTGAAATTAATCGGGTCGGTGCTGACCAAGTTACTAAGATGGACGTCCAAGCCTTCCAGGGCAAAGCCCAAACAATCGTGGAAGAAGCTGAACAACGGCGCAAAGCCGGGGACCATGTGACTTACAGTGATTACACCAAAGAGATTAATCAGCGCTTGAAAGTCTACAATGCCACCATGCGGATTAACCGCTTGGAACACTTGAAATCAGAAGTTGGTCTGGACATGCTTCGGGCTAACTTGAAGGTTGATGCGGCGCTACGAGATAAGCTAGCTGGTGACTTCCAGAAAGAAGCTATCCGCCAAGCCGGGATTATGATGGATAGCGCTCAGCATTCTAAATGGACATCCCCAAAGATGGCAAAGATTATCATGGCTCAAACTAATGGGGCAAACTTTAGTCAACGACTATGGGCGAATCAAGATGTACTAAAGGCTAAATTAGACCAAGTTTTAGCGACTGGGCTGATCAGTGGCCAAGGTGTCCAAGTGATGGCTCGTCGCTTACGTGATCAAGTTAAAACTACGGTTACTAACCAAAGTTATGTCGTAGAGCGGCTAGCTCGGACAGAATCGGCCCGGGTGCAGGTAGCTGTACAGATGGACGCAATCAAAAAAGACGGGTTTAAGTATGTCGAGTGGATTGAAGAACTTAGCGCCTGCCCAACTTGCAAAGAGATTGGAGCACAAGACTTTGGCAAAGGCAAAGGTGTTTGGCCAATTGATAAAGTACCGTTAATTCCCGTTCACCCCAACTGCCGCTGCGGGATTGTTGAGTGGGTACCAGATGATTACTAGATTTTCGTCCGTTTCCGTGCTTGTCGTGGACGTTAAATAAGACCCGAGAATGGCTCCCAAGCCAGTAAATGCGAGTATATAGGAGGCTAATATGGCTGAAGAAAATCAAGACTTACAACCAGAACAAAATGAAGGAGTTCAACCTGAAAATGTGGATCCAAAGACGGAAGAACAACCAAAGGATGATCCGGTTGAAAGTCTCAAACAAAAGTTTCAAAAGCGAATTGATAAAGTGACGGCAAACAATGCGGGCTTAAAGACTGAAAATGAAGACCTCAGGGGGCAAGTTGAAACTTTAAGCCAACAACTCACTGACCTAAAGGCAGGCAAACTTACAATTAAGGATTTGCTAAGCCAAAGTAAGGAATCTGATGAAGATCAAGCTAAAGATGACCGAATTAAAGCTTTAGAAGCGGAACTTCAACGGACACATGATATCCAAGATACTCGTGACGCCTTCCGTGAAAAAGGTTTGCAAGTCCCAGATGAAATCATTGATCTGGTGGTTGTTAGTGACACTGAAAAAACCGTTAAGAATATCAATTCGATTGAAGCATTTGTAAATGCAATTCGTGACGACACAAAACAAGAAATGCTAAAAGGTACTACTCCACGGAATAGTGGCAAGACCGCAACGGCAATGACGAAGGCGGAAATTAATAAGATTTCTGACCCAATCAAACGGGTTAAAGCTATCCGTGAGAATATGGGCCTTTATCGCTAGGAGGTAAATAAAAATGGCAGAAAATAATTTAACTGTAACAACTGATTTAGTCCCTCAATCAATCGACTTTGTGGAACAATTCTCCGAAGGGATTGGCACTTTACTTCAAGTAATGGGCGTTACCCGGATGAAGCCTTTAACGGCTGGCTCCCAAGTCAAGGTTTACAAGTCTGAAGTTACCAAGGCAGATGGTAAGGTCGCTGAAGGTGAAGTTATCCCGCTTTCCAAGGTAACCCGGAAGTTAGCTAACACCTTAACTCTTGATTTTAAGAAGTACCGGAAGGCTACCACGGCAGAAGCTATCCAATCTGCCGGTGGGATGCAACCAGCGGTAATTGATACTGATAATAAGTTGCTTCGGGCAGTGCAAAAGGATGTCAAGGGTGAACTTTTTGACTTCATCACTAAGACAGATAGCAATAAGACTACGGCAACTGGCGAAGGGTTACAAAAGGCTTTAGCTAACGCTTTGGGCCAATTGGCAGTCAAGTGGGAAGATTACGACACTCAAACAATTGTTTTCTTGAACCCACTCGACCTTTACGAATACCTTGGCGACAAGCAAATGACGACTGAAACGGCCTTTGGCCTCCAATACTTGAAGAACTTCATGGGCTTTAACACGACGATCTTAACTTCAGCTGTCAAGCAAGGAACGTTAGTAGCTACAGTCGCTGATAACATCAACTACTACTATGCTGCTATTTCCGGTGCTTTGGGATCTGCTTTTGATTTGACCACTGATGAAACTGGTTTGATCGGGGTAGCTCATACTGCCAACTACGAAAACTTGACGGCTGAAACTGTGATTGTACTGGCTAACTTGCTAATTGCGGAACGTCTTGACGGGATTGTGACGGCAACGATTACCAAGCCAGCTGTAGCTAGTAAATAATGGCTGAAGTGCTTGATGAAGTTAAGACAATGCTTCGCATTAACGATAATGGTCAAGATGATTTACTCAACTTAATCATCACCAACACGGAGCGCAATCTTAACTTTAAGTTGCAAACTGAAACAGTCCCGGACGAGCTACGTTTTATTGAATTAGAAGTCTGCATCCGGCGCTTTAACCGCTTAAAGAACGAGGGCATGGCGTCATACAGCCAAGAAGGTGAATCAATCACCTTTAATAGTAATGATTTTGATGATTTTCTTGATGATTTAAATGAATGGAAGCGACGCAACCAGAAGGACATTGATTCTCTTGGCCACGTCGCTTTTATTAATGCTTACGGTGGTGATAGTCGTGCGAATGACCAGCAAAATCAATTTTTATTCGGAGGCCAGTCGGCAGTACAACCCGATGACCCACAAATACGAAGGTGATACCCCACTGGTATTCTCAACCTTTGGCAATGTGACGGATATCGGGGTTAATCGGTCGGTGGAAGTCTTTGGTAAGTATGACCAGCAAGCCAAAGTGGTTCGATTGCAATCGCCGGTTACTGTAAGCTGGGCGTACCTGACTATTGACGATCAGCCGACAAAGTACCGGTTACGGACTAGCCGGGCAGTTTTAAAAGGAAACACTTTGATTGTGGGGGAAGGCTAATGACAAAGATTAGCATTCGGATGACTGGTGATAAAGAATTACTAGCCGCTTTGCGAAAGCGACCGGTCTTAATGGCTAATTCGGCGCGTAAGATTGTCGATCGCAATGGACGCCAATTAAGGGCGCAAGCCATGCAAAATATGGCTTCCACATACAATGCTGGGTATTCTAAGGGGGATACTAAGCGTAGCGTCGATGTGGCCTTTAGCCAAGCCGGTTTAACGGCCACAGTTGCTCCACATACGGATTACTTCCCCTACTTGGAATACGGAACTCGCTTTATGAGTCCTCGTCCAACACTCAAACCCGCCTTCGCATATCAGCGGGTAAAATTTGTAAATGATCTGCGAAAACTAATGAAGTGAGGTGCTAGAAATGCCGGATCAAGAACTTTTTGACCGCTTATATCAACTAGCACAGCAACTTGGATATCGGGTCTATGATCACCTACCGATGGAGAGCGAGCCGGTTGATTATCCCTTTGTGGTAATTAGTGATGTGACTTTAGTCCCAGCTACTTATAAAGATAGTTTGGGGGGTCACTTTACAATTGATCTTCATGTCTGGGCAAGTGGAGATAACCGGTATCTGGTGGCACAAATAATTAACGGGCTGAGCCGACTAGGGCGCGGCCTTTTTTTGACGCCCCATTTTCGGTTTCAAGGTCGACCGGGTGCCAATCAGCAACAAATCCTGGTTGATCAAAGCGTGCCAGACACCGTCTTAATGCACGGGGTACTGACACTTACTTACGATTTATGTTAGGAGGTAAACCATGGCAGATAATATTGTTGCAGTGCAAGGGATTCATCGAATCTTGATGCTGCGAAAATTAAGTGAAGCAAATAAGGTTGATGCGCAAGTGCTTCCTTGGCAAGAAGGGGCCACTTTTGGGATTAAGCGCGATGATAAGTCAACCGCTACTAAGTCCGGGAAGGTTAGCAAGGGTGCTGATCCAGAGACGGAATTAAAAACCACTTTCATTGATAACTGGTCAAAGATTGCTGATCAACTTTACGATTCAGTTCTTGATGGGGATGTAATGGAAGCGTGGATTGTTGATCGGACGCGAAAGAAGAACGGCAAATACTTCGCTTGGTATATGCGAGGGGTTGTTTCAGACGACAGCACCGATAACGACGCTGATGATTCTTCTAAGCGAGAAACGACTTTCAACATTAATTACGGACCAGTCCGTGGGTGGACTGCACTGACTAATGAACAAGAAGCTCAAATCGCCTACATTTTCCGTGGTGTGGGCAAGATTGATAGCGAAGCCAAAAATGACGGAACTGATGGCAATGGTGCGGCTTGGTCTGATGAAGATGCCGGGACTGGTGAAGTTGCTGAAGATACTCAAACGAATACTGCTGGAGGTAACGGGCAATGATTATCAAAGTTAATGGTACAGAATACGATTTGAATTTCGGGGTAGCTTTCATTCGAGAGCTTGACAAAATTGATGGTATCAAAGCTAATTTAACCGCTGACCAAAAAGCAAACTTCGGGATGGCTATGAAGATAGTTTCGCCACAAATTGATATGGGGAGTGTGGCTGCTTTATCTGATGTTCTCTATTGTGCCGCATGGGATAACAAGCAACGCCCTTCACGAAAGATCATTGATGAATACTTAGATGATAGTAAAACTGACTTAACTCGGCTTTTCAAAGAAGTTCAAACTGAATTTAAGAAGTCAAATTCTATACAAGCAGAATTAAAAGTAGTCAAGAAAGCGGTAAAAAAAACCAAGGCCTAGATGGACCACAGCTAACGTCAGCTCAGTTTTATCGGGAAATTCTACTGACGGCGATGGCTTATCTAGGTATGAATGATTTGAATGAAATTAAGCGGATGACTTTAGATGAATATTATCTAAGGCTCGAAGCTTATCAATTGCGAAATTTACAGCGTCAAGAGGAATTAGCCTCACAAGCATGGCTAAATCAGACCGTACAAGCTACAGTTGGCAATAAGAATCCGAAGCCAAAGTATACTAAATTTACTGCATTTTTTGATCGACAAGCGTACGAGCGGAAAATTCGGCAAACTTTCGGGGATGACTACATGATTCCTGAAAAGGTAAGCAAGCGCGAAAGTGCGGCGAAGGCCTTCTTTGAGCGCTACAAAGAATTTGAACGACTAAAAGCCGCTGGCAAGATTGACATGACCGCATGGCGAAAGGAGAGTGATTAAATGGCAGAATCAATGAGCGTGGAAGCGATTTTGAGTGCGGTTGATGAAAACTTCACCAAAACTATGGAATCTGCCGTGGACTCTCTGAGTAAGGTTATGCAAGCTAATCAGCAAGCTAGCAGTGGGATGATTAGAAGTGGTGCCATGATGGGTGCCGCCGCAGTAGTGACTGGCAAAGCGATTGGGGTTATTAAAGATTCCCTTGGCGGAGCAATTAGCCGGTTTGATACCTTGAACAAATATCCAGTTGTAATGAATGCCTTAGGATATTCTACCCGGGATGTGGCTAAATCGTCGCAAATTCTCCAGAAGGGAATTGACGGCTTGCCGACATCTTTGGATGAAATTACTGGAATTGCTCAACAACTTGGACCATTAACCGGTGGTGCCAATAAGGCCGCTAAATCGGCGATTGCTCTGAACAATGCCTTCTTGGCTTCTGGTGCATCGGTGGCTGATACCTCTCGTGGGCTACAGCAATATACACAAATGCTGTCAACCGGTAAGGTAGATTTAATGTCATACCGAACTTTAATGGAAACCATGCCGATTGCCTTACGGAAAGTTGCTAATTCTTTCGGCTTCACAGGTAAATCAGCGGAGCAAGACCTTTACTCTGCATTACAAAGTGGACAAATTACAGTTGACCAGCTGAATGATCGCTTTATTAAATTAAATGGCGGAGTAAACGGTTTTGCTTCCTTAGCCCGAAAAAACTCGCAAGGGATCGCAACCTCTTTTGCTAACTTGAAAAACGCTGTGGTTAAAAACATGGCTAACATGCTAACGGCAATAAACCAAGGTTTTCAACAAGCTGGTTTCGGCTCAATTGCGCAGGTATTGGATAACATGAAGGTAGCAATCAACGCTTCCTTTGCCGTAATTGCACCAATCGTGACGAATGCCACGAAAGTAATTTTGGTCGGGTTGAAGTCACTAATTGGTTTTGTTAATCAAAATAAAGATTGGCTAACTCCGCTTACAGTTGGAATTTTAACCTTTGTCGGGCAAGTGAAGGTAATTAAAGGAGCAATTACTATCTTCGGCCAATTAGAAACAGCTTCTAAAGTTTTTAAGACGATCAAGAAAGCTAGTGATTTAGAAACTGCGGTTAAGGGCTTAGATGATTTAGCTGAATCTTTAAAACTTGCCGCCGCTGCTCAAACTGCTTTGAACATTGCACAATCTCTAAGTCCAATGACTTGGTTAATTGTTGGGATTGTAGCAGTCGTTGCTGCATTAGCTTACTTCTTTACTCAAACCAAAACTGGTCGTCAATTATGGTCAAACTTTATTAACTGGTTAAAAGGCGCTTTGACAGGGTTCCAACAGTTCTGGCAGAATTTGAATAATGCAATTGTGCAAATTTTTACGGAGATCTGGAACGCCTTAGGGCAACAAGTCGGTGCAATCGTCGCTTCCTTTAAAGCCGCTTGGAACGGGGTTGCCGCTTTCTTTAGCGGTTTATGGCAAGGAATTGTTAGTGCTGCTTCTGCCGCTTGGAACGGGTTAGTAACGGTTGCTTCAACTGTTTGGAATGCTATAAGAAGTGTAGTGTCAACGATTTGGGGCGGAACCGTTAGTGTCGTCCGATCAATTGGGGCAAGTTTACGAGCTTTCTGGAATGGCATGATGAACGGCTTACGATCAGTGGTATCCAGTGTATGGGGAACAATAAAAGGCGTATTTAGTGCTGGAATGGGATTTATAAAATCAGTCGTCCATGTGGATCTAAGTGGCGCCGGACGCGCAATCATGAACTCATTTTTAAATGGTTTAAAATCTGCCTGGGAAAGCGTTAAAAGCTTTGTCGGCAACATTGCCAGATGGATAAAGCGGCACAAAGGGCCAATCAGCTACGACCGGAAGCTTTTAATCCCAGCTGGTCAAGCAATCATGCAAGGACTGAATGCCGGGCTGACTGATGGATTCGGGATTGTCCAAGATAACGTTTCGACCATGGCCGGTAGAATCCAAAGTCTAGTCGCAAATACACAAAATGGCTATGCGGCTGGCTTAAGCAATTTAAATAGCTCTATGACCTCGACAATTGCCGGGACGATGACGATTGAGAATAATGCTCAACAGAATCGAATTGCTCAATTGCTTGAAGCGATCGCTAATAAGGACACCACAATGGTAATGGATAGTGGCGCTTTAGTTGGTGCAACAGCAGGCGCATATGACCGTAATCTTGGGCAGAACGTAGCGCTGAATGGGAGGTGGTCATGATGGAATATAAGTTCCGTGAAGTGACAAAAACTGATGCGGGGATTGAAATTAATCTGCCGGATGAAGGCTTTCAGTTTGGCGATTTTAATTCCATGACCGCCGGCTACTGGCTTTTAGATCGGAATGCCCCAACGCCAAGTGAACAAACAATTACTGAAACCGTGCCTTACATGCAAGGGGAACTTGATTTCTCCATGCTCGGTGAGGAGCGGTTTTTTGGGATGCGAGAGATCACGTATAAGCTACTGCTAATCAATCGAAATTATCGGAGCCGAAGTGGCTATGAAGAAGAACTTAAGCGACAGTTAATGCCATTGGGTTATGGACAACTCCGTGATACACATGACTCGGCTTACTACTGGAATGCTAAGTGTAAAAGTGTGGAAGTTGAAGATGATGCGGAAACCAATTGCTTAACGGCAACGGTTACTTTTACGGCTTATCCCTTCGCCTACACCAACCATGATGAAGGCGAAGATTACTGGGACGATGTGGTATTTGCCCACTGGATCTGGCAACCAGTTAAGTTTGATGTAAGCGGCGATCGAGATATTAAAGTGCAGAATATTGGTTCACGACCGGTATTAAGTAACTTTATTATTACCGGGAACATTAAATTGACGGCTGATGGTAATACGATTGATTTGACGGCGGATAATTACAAGGATAAGAGCATTGTAATGGAGAAGGGAGCAAATAACTTTCATGTTTCAGGCAATGGCTCGATTAAGTTTGTCTTTCGGCGAGAGGAATTGATTTAATGTATCGAATTATTGGATATAACGAACCCACCGATACGGCGGGGTTTGTTATTTTAGATCAGCGAGTTGGCCGAACCGTCATCGAAGGCAAGCTTACCTTAAAGGAATCGGATATTGATGATTTAACTCTGGTGGTCGCTAAAAATAATCCACTCTTTGACAACGTCAAAACCTTCCACACACATGTAGAAGTGTACGACGATAAAGAGTTGATTTTTCGTGGGCGAGCGATCAAACCAAAGAAATCAATGGAATCTTCTGGTGAATTTCGACGGGAATACATTTTTGAAGATATTGAAGCTTACCTCTTAGATAGCGTCCAACGCTTCTATGAAGGGGTTGGCGAGAAACCAATTGACTTTCTAAAGCATCTGATCGAAGTCCACAATTCTCAAGTTGATAAGTTCCAGAAATTTGAAGTGCGCAATGTCACAGTTACAGATAGCAAAGACGACGCTTATCGGCAAATCGACTATCCAAAGACTCGGGACGCCATCAAGGATAAGCTTCTGCAAAGTTTGGGTGGCTATGTGGTTACAACCTATAAGCCGGGTGGCCCTAACTATCTGGACTACCTCAAAGATATTGGCCGAGACCACAAGAATGACACCCCAATTCAACTGTCACGAAATATGAAGTCAGCGAGTGTCCAGATTGATCCAACCAAGGTGATTACTCGACTGGTACCACTTGGCAAGACACTGGAACCGAAAACGGTGACGGTTGATGGTGATAGCGGTTCAACCACCGGTGTAACTCAGGCAGTTAAGGGCGACTGGACAGAAGCTATCAAAAATGCCGCCTATATGATGGGTATTACTGACCTTTCCCAAAACGATATTGACCGGATCAAAAGCTTAATTCAGCACGAATCTAATGGCAACGAAACGATCCAGAATAACTGGGATAGCAACGCCGCAGCGGGTCACCCGTCAATCGGTTTGCTACAGTATACGCAACCTACCTTTGACAGCTACAAAGTATTGGGATATGAAAATATCCGAGTAGGCTTCCACCAACTACTTGCCCTTTTCAACAACTCAAATTGGCGGTCTGATATCCGTCTTGGTGGTTGGGGTCCAACTGGGAGCAAGCGAATGGATAAGCCGGCGCATGCTGGTAGTAAAAGTGGTTCTTGGGCTTGGCCTTTCCCTAACGTGGGCGAAGGGTCGTTTATGCAAGCTCAGCGCTTTGGTAATGACGGTGGTTATCGGACTAATAGCTTCCACGATGGACTTGATTTTGGTTCAGTTGACCATCCGGGGAGCGAAGTTCACGCCATTCACGGTGGTACAGTTACTTTTAAAGGCTACATGGGTGGTTTAGGCAATTATGTTGTTACTCACTCCAGTGACGGTTTTAATATCGTCTATCAAGAAGCTTTTAGTTCACAAAGTAAAATTCGAGTAAATGTAGGCGATCAAATCAAAACCGGCGATATCATTGGCTGGCGTGACTTAGATCACCTACATGTCGGGGTTACCAAAACCGATTTTTATAAAGCAGTGCAAAAGTCCTTTATCAATGACGGGACTTGGCTTGATCCTCAACAACTGATTAAGAATGGTGGGGACGGAAGCCAAGCGTCTGATAAAAGTCAAGAGGTAAGCAATAAGGATTCAGCACGACCGAAGCTGACGATCGCTGATGTCAACGGCGGTAAGGATTATCTAGATATTCCAGACTTACAAAAGGAATTTGGTATCATCGAAGGGACGGTAGAATTTGACAATGTTGATGATCCAAACACTCTGCTTCAACAGGCAAAATCTTGGATCCAAGCGCAAAGAATCCCAGAAAGTTGGTCTTTAACGGCGATCGAAGTCGGGTTACCCAACTTTAATCACTTTAAAGTCGGCGACCGCTATATGTTTATCAATCCATATGTCGCTAAAGATCAGCTCTTGCGAGTAGTACAAAAGGAGATTGATCTGCTGAAACCACATGCTTCGACACTGACAATTGGCGATAAGCAGATTGGCTTGACTGACTACCAACTTGAAGTTAATCGGAATCAACAGGCTTTCGAGCGAGTAAGGGTCTTAGTTAATCAAATGGCAGCGGTCCAAGCTAATACTGCGGTCAATCAAAATCCTGTAGTCGTGGACGCAGGAACTGGCGAAGATGTATCACAACTAAAATTTGATATGACTCAACTGCAGAAAGTGATCAAAGATCAAATTCCGACTGGCTATGTATCAGTCGATGAATTTAATAAATTGAAAGCACAAGTCGACGCACTGAAAGGAGGTAGCTAATTAATGGCAACAATGGATGAGTTAGCCCAAACCATCGCCACTGCGGCAACTGGTAAGGATGTCCGAGAAGCGATGGCAGAAGCGGTTCGGCAATTTGATGATGTTAAAGGAGAGGTTTATCAGCGACTTAAAGATGCTGAGGATAAGGTTTTTAAGTTGCAAACCAAAAATGATAATTTAGAGAAACAAGTAGCTACACTAGACAAAATACAAAAAAATCTTGATAAGCGAATCAGTGATAATCAAGAAGCAATTGCTGATTGGAGTGAGCGGGTTAAGCATATCGTGCTCGGGACGGATCCAGAAACGATCGAATTGGTTGTAACTAAAATCTTAGAAGGGAAAGGACTGATATAGGTGTCGCAAACTTTAAATTATGTACTTGGTACTGACCGACGGGCACTAGTTGAGGACGTACAGAACTTTCGAATTGATTTTTCGGGAACTAAAAACTGGGTCCAAGCTCGGCAATACGAGGCCGGGATGCGTCAAGTTTTTGTAAACATCAAGCACGAAGATGGTACGCCACTAGATTTAACCGGGAGCAACGTTTACTTCGAAGGGTGGCTGCCGGAACATTCTACAGACGATTACCGAGTAATTGACAACCATGGCTTCGTGCCAATTGACCCGCAAAGCGGTAAATTTCGCTATGACTTTCCAGCACAAGCTTTTGCAATTGCTGGGTCATACCGGCAAGCTTTTTTTCGTATCGTAAAAGATGGTAAGTCAGTCGCTACGCTAGAATTTGATCTTGAAGTTTTAGCGGATAAAGTAATCGGTGGGCTAGTACCACGGGATTATATTAGTCCGCTGGAAGACTTGCTTGATCAAGCCTTACAAGATTTTAAAGATAAGTCGACTAGCTTCGATCAAATTCTTAGTGACTTGAAGAAGCAGTTCGCCGATACAATTGCCGATTTGAACAAACAAGGAATGCAAGTTACAACTTTACTGACGGATCTGCAAAGCCAAATTGAAGCTTTGACTGAAAAGGAGAAGCAAGCGGGGCTTTTTACGCAGGCGGAAGCACAAGCTATCGAAAATACGATTACTCAGCAACTTAGTGATACAGAAACTAAATTAAATGAAAAAATTAATAATTTTGGCGCAATTAACGTTGACGAATCAGCAATTTCTGGTGGCTTTGTGAAGGACTACTTCAAGCCTGAAATTGCACGGGTGAAGTCAGAATTGCAATCCGGGCTCTTTACTTTTACACAAATGAATGATACTCACTGGGAGACAATCACACGAGTTAAGCCCGAAGCTTACCGCTCTTTAAACCACGTCAAAAACGCCTTAGCTTTTTCAGATGTCAGTGACTTGATCGTCTTGAATGGCGATAACACAAACTCTGATACGGCTAGTTTAGATGGAGTAAAGCACGATATTCAAACTCTGACTAATGTCTTTTTTGACGAAGTGACCGATGGAAAAGCGGACCGCTTTATCGGACTTGGTAATCATGATGACGGCTCGACCAGAAGGGAATATCAACTAAATCGGTTCTTGGCACAAGATAATTATTTACATGACGCTTACTTCCGTAAAGCATATCGAACTGATCAACTGCTAAACGGCGAAACACGTGATAATGGCAGCATCTACTTCTACAAGGATTATCCAGAAAAGAAAATTCGCTTCATCCTAATCAATACAAACGATATCGCTGAAGGAGTTTTAGACAATAGCGGTTCACAAAAATTTGACCGCTGGGGCACGCATACAGTTCGCCAAGAGCAGATGAATTGGCTATACAATGTCGCTCTAGCCAATGTCCCAGCCGACTACCACGTGGTCGTGATGGGCCATACGCCCCTTAATGCCAATGCCAATGGTGGTTGGCATGATGGTATCAAAAACAATGATACCATCGGCTATCACAATTTAACGCTCGTAGCAGACTTGCTATGCGCTTTTCGTGACGGATCTAAAGTTGAATTGAACTCGACTGAAGCTAACTTTCCACTTAATTTGGAAGCAGACTTTACTAAGCAAGGTACACGGAACTTGGTTGGATACTTCTGTGGGCATACCCACCAAGACGAAATCACCACATACAATGGGTTATCGATCGTGGAAGTGGCGTGCTCAGTCTTCTACAACAACTTCAAATCACGCTTTGTAGATACGCCGAGTGAAGACGGCTTTGCGATCGTGCAAGTTGATACGGTAAATCGAAAAGCCCACATCCACGGTTTCGGATATAGTCAAAGTAGGAGTGTGAGTTACTAATGACGAAAAATAAATTAAGCCTTGAAAAATCAGTTTCTGAACTGGAGCGAAAGTTGCTGGAGCACATCGGCTCTAATGGGTATGGGTCAAATGAGCAGTCAGTCCATCTTCCAGTTGACACTGACAATGCCGGCTTTGCCACACCAGATATGTATGCGCACGATCAGCAACTCTTTACTAAGCGTAAGTGGGTGGCGAATGCCGATCTTTTAAAGTTGGCTCCGGGATACTACGAAGGGTCTGGATTTACCAATCATCCTGCAACTGCAACTGCCGATACACCTACGACATGGATCAGCAATGTCGATGTGATTGATGGAGCTGACGGTCGGCGCATGATCTATCTTATGGATAACTTAAATGGCTACTTCTGGAAGCGAACTCTCCATACTGGCGGTGCTCCAGACTCTGGGACAGGAGCGTGGATTAAGTATGACGGATTGGTGACTCTGTGGAGTGGCTTCTCAAAACTAGATGAACCTGCAACTTTAAATAGCAATTTGTTTTTACCGAATGGTTCACCTTTATATAACTCCATCTTAGTCAGATACACTACCGATACCGAAAATTGCGGGTTAGCATACGGCAACTTGAGCAAAGTGAATATCAACGCATTAAATTTAAATAACGACCCCACTTTAAAGATTGCGGATTTCTACGATGCCGAGCTTGTCTTTCCCACAGGCACTACTGCTCAAGTTACAAGAAATCGAGCGATAACCCTTCTTTCTTCAAGCGACGATACGGCTCACTTAGGCGAGAGTAGCCAGAAAATTAATATTACAAAGATTATGGGGGTGAAGTGATGAAATTAGTCGTTAATGGAAATTTGATTATAGGATACTGTAGCGTAGGAGATCTGCCTGGTACGATCGAGTATACTGGTGACTTGCCAACTGAATTCCAAGATAATTTCGCGAGTGAAAAGTATCTTTACCAAGACGGGAAGGTGATCATCAACGATCAGTATGAAGCGCCTAAGCCATCAATCCCGGGAATTGGAATTACAGGTGGGCAGAAAGTTATCAATCAGCTAGGAGCACAGGTAGCTAACCTGACCACTGAAATTCAAAGCTTAAAGAAATCCGATCAAGAGATGAGCCAAATTGCATCATCTTTAGGTATGCAAGTAGCACAATTGCTAGCAAAAGAACAAGGAGGTAACTAATTATGTATCCATATGGACAAATGTTCGATTTCTGTAAGTCGATGTATGCTTGGATGCCAGGCTTTGACTTAGTTCCGTACGTCAAGCTTGGGGATATCGTTTTGACTAAAGAAGGCTATAAGCTAATTACGGGCAAGGACTATGCAGATCCAACTTCAAGTGCAAGCGGATCGGCTTCAACTTCTACTTCCCAGTCTACGAGTGAAGATAGTCAATCCCCAGCTGAGACTAACCCACAGACGGTAACTCAATAAATTTAATTAGTCGCCTCCGAAACGCACAATACATAATGAGGCCCTGCCAGATGGTTGGGCTTTTATTATGGGCGGCTTATTGAAAGGGGGAGAGGAGGATTAATGTGTAAACGACGAGATCTTAATCTAGTGGTTGATTCATTGGAAACACTAGTTGCAGGGTTGGTCTTGGCTGTCAACCGGAAAATGCTCCAAGATGACCCCCACGACCATGTAGTTCACTTTATGCACGCATTCGGTAATGTGAATTGGGCGGTACTACTGATTATTTTAGGGGTAGTCGGCATTGTGATTAGCCTTGGTCATATTCACCACTGGTACTTGGACGCAATTTTACTTTCAATTTATGGTGGCTTATGGCTAACATACTTTGTCGCCTTTTTTATCCAAGATATGCACTTTGGGCCAGGACTACGGATAGGGACGGTGCTATCATGCTTTGTCTTTATCCGGATCTTACTTCAAGCGCTTGACTTTCCTGGACACGGGAGGCGAAGCGAGTGAAAACACAGATTGCAACACTTGTGGTAACTTTCCTTTCCGGCGGAGGCATTACGGGGCTTTTCACTTACATGCAAAGTCGTCGCGATGATCGGACCCAACGGGAAGAAGTTTACGCTGACCACATGCCTGACCTTTTTGAGAGACTGGATCGACTGACGGACGAGCGAGAAGAGTTGAAAAAGCAAAATACCGAGCTTAGTGCGCAAGTTTCATCGCTTAAATCACAAGTGGATAGTCTAAACAGCGTCATTGATGCACTAAATCGGCAAGTTGCCAAACTTACAGAAGAACTCAAATCAAGGGGAGATATTGAAGATGAAAAATAGTTTGCAAAAGAAGTTTCTAAACGCTGACGGGACGCTAAATAAGACGGTGATTGCGAGTTTCTGTACGCTTTTGATCGTACTAATTCAGCAAATCATGCTAGCTTTTGGCTTTTCTTACGGTCACTGGGATCAAGTAGCCGGAATTATTAACACCATCCTTGCTGTGCTTTCCGTAGCAGGATTCATCGAAGGCGATGGGACGGTAACTACAAGTGAAGGAGCTAAGCAGAATGAAAAGCAAATTAAGTAGTAAAGTTATAACTTACGGGGCACTTGCGATGGCAGGTGCCTTTTTAGTTTCCGGTGCTACTGGAGAAAATCCACAAACTGTGCTCGCCGAAGGGCGCTCCTATGGGGTAGATTTGTCAAAGTATCAAGGCTTTGTCGCCACCAAGATTTATAATCAAGACGAGTTTGGGATTGCTCAAATTGGTGGTTTTAATGGTGCACGTCTTTACACGCAATATACTTACGCAAATCAAGTTAAGACTGGGATTGCTAACGGTTTGCGGATGCACACGTACTTATGGGATCAGACCGGGTCAAGCATTTACTGGACTGATCAAATGCTGGATTACTTCCTGCCACGGATTCAAACGCCAAAAGGCTCAATCGTTGCACTTGACTATGAAGCCGGTGCAAGTGGTGATATTGAAGCAAATACCCGCAACATCATCCATGGTATGCAAAGAATCAAGGATGCTGGATATACGCCAGTGTATTATTCTTACAAGCCTTATACTTTAGCACATGTCAACTGGCAAGAAGTCATTCGACAGTTTCCTAATTCGGGGTGGATTGCTGCATACCCAGATTACAATGTCCGGTCGCAACCGTACTGGGGTGTCTTTCCAAGTATGGATGGCGTTACAATTTACCAATTTACATCGACTTACCGGGCAGGAGGTTATGACGGTAACATCTCACTTGCACCTGGTGGCGTTGATATCACCAAAAATGGTTATCGTGGTGGTAACTCGCAAAAACCAGTGACGACGACACCAGCCGTCCAAGCCGGGAAGCAAATCCACCAAGACACGCATACTTACACGGTCAAGAGCGGTGATAGTTGGTGGAAGATTGCTCATGATCACGATATGGACATGTACGCCTTAGCACAACTTAACGGCAAGACGATCAACGACACTATCTATCCTGGTCAAGTTCTCCGGGTCGCTGATAACGGTAAGGGTAACTCGGTCACGAGCAAGATTACGCAACCAATCGCCCAACCAAAGCAAAGCCAAGCGACTACTTGGACGGACAATTTAGGCGATACTTGGTACAAAGAAGACGGTACTTTCATTTCAAATACCTGGCTTCACCTGCGCTACGGCGCCAAGCCTTACTCAACTTCTTTGATGTATGCAGGTCCCGGATTAGTAGTTAAGTACGATGCGTACTCGGTCCACAATGGCTTTGTCTATGTAAGGCAACCACGGGGCAACGGCCAATATGCTTATATTGCAGTACGCAACGCGAACACGCGGGAAGCCTACGGAACTTTTAAATAAAATCTGGTATAATAACTGTACTGACAGTAATATAGTTGTTTAAGCGCCCTCACTTCGGTGGAGGTGTTTTTTAATACATAAAAAAAGCCCCGGCACGGGGCAGGAGCTTAATTCAAGTCTGGCAGTAAATCGGCAGTGCCACTTAGTAGCTTGTGTAGTGACGGGAGACTGTGGAACTCTTGGCTTAATTCTTGCATGTGGTCAAAGTCGAAAGGTACCACATGCTGCTCAAAGTCGGGGTCAGCAGTTTCAAGGACGTAAGCGAACCCGGTATCGTATGATTCCAAGTCCTTAAGAATTTCTTTTAAGTCCTCATCATCCCCGGTAAGCGTACGCTCGCCTTCGGATGATTGCAGGTCGTCAATCACGATGGCACGAAGTTCCCTGACGGGGTAGATCTTACTTAACATGACGCCATCAGCACTCCCACTTTCGATGAAGCGGATAGCTTTTCCCATTTCATCGTAGAAGTACTTTTGAGCCACCTTAGAAAGCTTCTCGGCCATTTTAAGGCTCATTGATTCGACTTCGATCATTCCATTCCGATAGTTCCCAAGTAACTGCTGAGATACCCCAGAATCCTTTGAGATGCGGTAGGCAGTGATATTTCTATTGTTTAGCGTCCATTCAATTTTATTTACATCAATTATCAT